TGGACCCGGCGCGGTTCGGCAGCGACAGCACCGTCATCGCCGTGCGGCAGGGGCGCGACATCGTGACGATCAAGCGGTACCGCGGCGACGACACCATGGAAACGGTGGGGCGGGTGATCGACGCCATTGAGGAGTACAAGCCGGCGCTGGTGGTCGTGGACGAGGGCGGGCTCGGCGCGGGCGTCGTGGACCGGCTCAAGGAGCAGCGCTACAAGGTGCGGGGCGTCAACTTCGGCAACAAGAGCCGCAACCCGCTGATGTGGGGCAACCTGCGGGCTCAGATGTGGGGTGATATGCGCGAATGGCTGAAGACCGGGACCATACCCAGCGACCGCAACCTCAAGAGCGACCTGATTGGACCCCTCATGAAGACCGACAGCAAGGGGTCAATCTTCTTGGAGAGCAAGAAGGACATGAAGGCACGCGGCCTCGCCTCGCCCGACGCCGCCGACGCCATAGCGGTTACTTTCGCTTTCCCCGTCGCGCATCGGGAGGCCCGCGTTGACATGACACGCCCACGGGGGTACTCTCCAGCAGGAAACTTCAATTCATGGATGGGGTCTTAGGTCATGTCTAACACAAAGCCCATTGGCGTAGCTTACGAAGACCAGGACATCGTCGGCGCGGATCTTTTGTCTGCCGTAGACATCTACGCAACGGACGAGATCGGCTATGCTCTTGCCGCACAGGGCACGGTCACGCAGGCCACCAGCAAGTCCACGGGCGTAACGCTGAACACGTCTGCTGGTCAGATCACGATGAACAACGCCGCGCTTGGCGCTACGACCAACGTCGCGTTTACGCTGACCAACAGCAAGATTAGCGCTAAGGACGTCATTATCGTCAACGTCGCGGGCGGCGTAGCGTCTAACGAAACCTACAACTGCTGGGTTTCAGGCCACACGACGGGCTCTTGCTCCTTTGTCCTGCGTAACATCTCGGGCGGCTCGCTGTCTGAGGCGGTGGTGCTGAACTTCGCTATCATTCACTGCGCCTAACATGGTTAGCCTCTCGGTCAAGCGCGGCGAGAAGCTGTCAGTCAAGCAGGGTGCGGGCCTCACGGCCAAGGGCCGCGCCAAGTACAACCGCGAGACGGGCAGCAACTTGAAGGCTCCCGCGCCCAACCCAAAAACCGAGGCTGACAAGGGCCGCAAGGCGTCCTTCTGTGCTCGGATGGGCGGCGTGGTGGCCAAATCCAAGAACGCCGAGCGGGCCAAAGCGTCTATGAAGAGGTGGAACTGTGGCAAGTAAGCCGGGGCTTTACTCCAACATTAACGCTAAGAAGGCCCGTATTGCGGCCGGATCGGGCGAAAAGATGCGCAAGCCGGGGACTAAGGGCGCTCCGACTGCCAAGGCGTTCAAAGAGTCGGCCAAGACAGCGAAAAAGGGCAAGTGACATGCCTTTGGTCAAGTCTGCCTCCAAAGAGGCGTTCCGCAAGAACGTGAAGACCGAGATGGCCCACGGCAAGCCGGCAAAACAATCGCTGGCAATCGCTTACAGCACCAAACGCGCTGCGTCGAAGGCGTCTTCCGGCAGCAAGAAGGGTAAGTAATGGCTAAGGACCGCAAGGAACTGCTCGACACCATGCGGTCGCGGTTCTCGCTGGCTATTGCTGCGTATTCTGACAGCCGCGAGGACGAGCTGGACGACTTGCGGTTCATGGCGGGCTCGCCTGATAACAACTGGCAGTGGCCCGCCGACGTGCTGGCGACGCGCGGGTCGGTGCAGGGGCAGACGATCAACGCGCGGCCGTGCCTGACCATCAACAAGCTGCCGCAGCACGTCCGGCAGGTGACGAACGAGCAGCGCCAGAACCGCCCGACCGGCAAGGTGATCCCGGCTGACGACCGCGCCGACGTGCGGGTCGCTGAGATCTTCGACGGCATGGTCCGGCACATCCAGTACATCTCGGACGCTGACGTCGCCTACGACACGGCCTGCGACAACCAGGTCACTTACGGCGAGGGCTTCATCCGCCTTCTGACCGAGTACGTTCGCGACGACAGCTTCGATCAGGACATCAAGATCGGGCGCATCCGCAACTCGTTCTCGGTCTACATGGACCCGACGATCCAAGACCCGTGCGGTGCGGACGCCAAGTGGTGCTTCATCACCGAGGACGTGACCAAGGAAGAGTACGAGCGTCTGTTCCCCGACGCCATGCCGATCTCGTCCATCCAGACGCAGGGCGTGGGCGACGCCTCGCTGTCGCAGTGGCTGGCTGAGGACACGGTGCGGATCGCGGAGTACTTCTTCTACGAGTACTCGCCCACGACGCTCAATCTGTACCCCGGCAACATCACGGCGTTCGATAAGACGCCGCAGGATGCCGCGCTCAGGCAGATGTTCGGCAAGCCCCTGCGCAGCCGTCAGGCCGACCGCCGCAAGGTCAAGTGGGTCAAGACCAACGGCTACGAGGTGCTGGAGGAGCGCGACTGGGCGGGCAAATGGATACCTGTCGTGCGCGTTGTTGGCAACGAGTGGGAAGTTGACGGCCAGATCCACGTCTCCGGCCTTGTGCGCAACGCCAAGGACGCGCAGCGCATGTACAACTACTGGGTCAGTCAAGAAGCCGAGATGCTGGCTCTGGCTCCCAAAGCCCCCTTCATTGGCTATGGCGGCCAGTTTGAAGGCTACGAGATGCAGTGGAAGACGGCCAACACGAACAATTGGCCGTACCTTGAGGTGAACCCCGATGCGACTGACGGGATCGGAAATCCTCTTCCGCTGCCGCAGCGCGCCCCGCCGCCTCTTGCGCAGACTGGGCTTATCCAAGCCAAGATGGGCGCATCCGACGACATCAAGGCGACCACGGGTCAGTACGATTCTAGTCTTGGCGCTACCTCCAACGAACGCTCGGGCCGAGCCATTCTGGCTCGCGAGCGGCAGGGGGATACGGGTACATACCACTACGTTGACAACCTCGCCCGCGCCGTCCGGCACGTCACGCGGCAGCTTGTCGACCTGATCCCCAAAATCTACGACACCGAACGTGTCGCCCGTATCGTCGGCTTCGACGGCAACGTCGATATGGTCAAGATCAACCCGATGCAGCCCGAGCCGGTTAAGGAACTTCGCGACCAGAACGGCATCGTGATTGAGAAGATCTACAACCCCTCGGTCGGCGTCTACGACGTTATGGTCACGACTGGCCCCGGCTACATGACCAAGCGGCAGGAAGCGCTAAACGCCATGTCCATGCTGCTTCAGTCCAACCCGCAGCTTTGGAGCGTCGCGGGCGACCTGTTCATCAAGAACATGGACTGGCCGGGCGCGCAGGAAATGGCGGCGCGGTTCGCCAAGATCATCGACCCGAAAGTCATGGAGGGTGAGGATCAGTCGCCCGAGATGCAGGCCGCCAAGATGCAACTTGATATGCTGACGCAGGAGCTAAATCAGGTCGTCGGCATGTTGCAGCGCGTCGAGCAGTCGATGGAGGCTCAAGAGCTTCAGATTAAGGCTTACGAGGCTGAAACCAAGCGCATTTCGGCTGTGCAGGCTGGCATGACGCCCGAGCAGATCCAAGAGATCGTGATGGGGACTATCGCTGCGGCGGTCGATACCGGCGATCTGGTGCCCGGCAACGCGCCGATGCGTGAAGAGATGCCGATGATGGCTGAACAGCCCCCGATGGCCGGAGGAATGCCCGTATGAGTTGCGAAAAGTTCGTTGGCACATTGTTTTTGGCTCGTGACGTAGCGCACAGCGTCCACCTCAACACGCGGTCGTTCGCCAAACACAGCGCGCTGAACACGTTCTACGACGAAATCGTCGATTTGGCCGACAAGTTTGCTGAAGCCTATCAGGGTAAGTACGGCCTTATTGGGCCGATTGCCCTTATGTCGGCCAAAAAGACCAACAACATCGTCGAGTTCCTCGAAGATCAGGTCGAGGAGCTGATGAAAATGCGCTATGATGTCGTCGAAAAAGAGTGCACGCCGCTCCAGAACATCATCGACGAGATTTTGGGGCTGTACTACTCGACGCTCTACAAACTGAAATTCCTCGCGTGAGGTTGACACCATGGAACTCCTTAACCCCCTCTACGGCGACCAGTTTCCGGCCCGCACGGCATCCTATACCGGGACGGCGGGTTCGACAGGCACTTGGGCCGCTGGCCCGCAGGGCGTGGTCGTGTGGTCTGACCAGCCGTGCTACATCGTCGTGGGCGAGGGCGTAACCGCCACCACGTCGAACGGCGTTCCGCTGCCAGCCAACACGCCCGTACCGTTTACGATCCCCGGCGGTACTGGCGCACCTTGGCGCGTGAGTGCTATTCAGGTCAGCACTGGCGGCACCGTTTACGCAAAGCCGATCAACATCCGATGAGCTTCGGTATCCCCGTCCGCAACGGCCTCGGCCTTGGGCTGCTCGCCTCCACGTCGCTGGCGACGCGGAACACGTCGGTCTTTTCGCCCGCCTCCCTTTTCGCTGCTGGCGAGCAGGGCGTCTGGTACGATCCGAGCGACCTGACCACGCTGTTCCAAGACAGCGCAGGCACCACGCCTGTGACGGCGGTGGAGCAGGCTGTTGGCCGTATGTTGGACAAGTCCGGACGCGGCAACCACGCCACCCAGTCCACCTCCGCTGCAAGGCCGGTGCTGAGCGCGCGGGTGAACTTGCTTCTCGCGACCACAACGCTTGCTACGCAGAGCGTTACTACTGTGGCAACGGGGTACACACTTAGGTTTACAGGGTCAGGCTCTATTACCCTTTCGGGAACCGCTACCGGAACATATACAGCGGGAAGCTATACGTTTACGCCAACGGCTGGGACGCTGACGCTTACCGTATCCGGCTCAGTTACTGACGCAGACCTCCGCGCCACCAACGACGGCGTTGGGCTGCCCGTCTACCAGAGTGTGAACACCACCACCGACTACGATACCACCGGCTTCCCTCTGTACCTGCGGTTCGATGGTACGGACGACAGCATGGCGACGGGGAGCATTAATTTTACCAGCACAGCTCAGATGAGCGTTTTTAGCGGGCTGCGGAAACTGACTGATGCTGGGTACAATGTAATAGTTGCAAGTGGA